TAGAAGTTATGAATTATATCTTATGGGTATGGAATTAGATTATAATTATGATGACTTTGAATCTGCCTTTGTATTTAATAATCCTAAAGCAACCTCTTCTTGTGGTTGTGGCACATCCTTTTCTATATAAATAATTAATATCGTTCAACCATTAAGGTCGGAAGTAAGCAATCGCTGAAGGAACGCACCTAACTTTAAAAAGGAGGGTGTAAATGACAAAAAGATTCACCCATTTATTTAAGGCAAGAAACAAAGAGAAAAACATATTAGACAGAGCAAAAGCAATTATGTTTAATCGTAGTGAAGTCAATATAAATGGAAATGGAACTTCGGGTTATACCGTCAAAGAAGGTGTCAATAAAGGCAAGATTCTAGGACATAACTCTACAAAGTCCACAAACAATTGGTAGATATAAAAAACCCACCGAGATTTCTAGCCTCGGTGGGAAAACTAACCCGAAAGGATTGGGTAATCGTAAATTATTTAATTTTTTCGTCTATATAATATTCAGTTAAGTCTTTGTAATACGAAGAAGACTTTGAGTCTGCTTCTGAATACAATACTTGCGAATATAGTGCTAATATAAAACTAGCAACACCTATTAAGAATAGTGAACCACAAAGTAACCAATTATCATTCATTGGAATACCTTTATAACCACCATCAATCGCACCAGCAGCACCTATCATACAAAAGGTACCAACTACTGACATAATTATTGTTAAGTATTCGTATATTTTTTTCATAATGTTCTCCTTATTTTAAGTATAATGGACCAGTCCATTGTATTGGATAATTACCAGTAAGTACATTACCTCTGGCAGAATTTAAAGCAGGCGCATTATAACCTGCCGCCTTCAATATATCACCTTTTTTAAAATGTTTAAAGTCTTCTTTTGCGATAAAACAAAAAACACCAGTATCTTGTACAATCTTAATGTACTTTTTACCAGACATAACTCTTGTTTTTTTATCCCAATTATCAACTTGTTCTTTAGAATAACCAGTAAGTTCCTTGCCACCCATTGTTGACATTCTTACATAGTCTTGTTTTGCACCCGACATAAGGTTTTTAATACCTTCGTCTAATGTTTTTGCGTTTTTTTCTACTTTTATCATAGTGTTTTCTCCTTATATTAATAAATATACAGGAAAACCAACCCGATTGCAAGCAAAAAATCCCGAAAATATGAAAAAAATTACATTTTTTTTACTTTGTTCTCTTTTTGTTCTCACAAATTGTCAAAAAGTCAAGGAAAATTGCGAATATAGACCCGATTTTGATATTTCTGGCGAATCAATGAGCGAATCACTTGATGGAATTGCTCAAATTGAAAAATTACAACACAAAACTCGTTGCCAATTTTAGGATAAATAGTTTTTATGAGTAATAACACAAAAAATTGTCTAAATTGTGGACACGAATCGCATTGTGGCGAAAATTGTTATCAAAATTACGGAGAAAAAGAAAAAACTCTTTGTTGTACACATTGTCGTTGCGAAAATGACGAAAAAAATGACATTTTAGACATTGAAGCATTTAATGGAGCGTAAATTATGGCAAAAATGAGAATATTTAAGTTTTGGAATGAAGCAGGTGAAGAAAAAGAGAAAGAATCAATGAGTTTGAAAAAGGCAATTATGTCTGTTCAAGGTGATTTTAAAGATGATGTTATAGGAGTTGAATTTATCAGTAAAAAAGGTAAAAAAATTGAAACTTCTATAAAAATCCCAATAGGTAGAAAAATTAGACAATCAATAATAGTAGAAAAACGAAGAGCAGCGTTAAAAGCAAAAAGAGAAGCAGATAGAAGAAGTGCATAATGCCAGCAGTTAGTAGAAAAGGCGATCAATTAAGCACAGGACATATATGTGCTGGAACAACAATACTTGATACACCTGGACAAAGTACGGTTTTTGCAAATAGTATATTAATTGCTAGACAAACTGATCCTACGGTATCACATCCTTTTCCACCAGCACCACCTTGTGCGCCTCACGTGGCAAATGTAAATGTTGGTAGTACAACGGTTAGAGTTTGTGGATTACCAATTGCAAGAGTAGGTGATAGTACAGACGCAGGACAAATGACTAAAGGTTCTTCTAATGTTTTCTCTGGTTAGAGTATAAATATAAGAGATATGGCAAACTATGACGCTTCAGTAACTAATAACTCTAAAAGAGCAAATAGAATCTATAAAGATTTAGATTTAAACTTTGGTCGTAATCCTATTACAAATGATGTTAATAAATTAACAGATGTAGAGGCAGTTAAAAGAAGTGTCAGAAATTTGATTAATACAAATCATTATGAGAGACCTTTTCATCCTGAAATAGGTAGTGATGTTAGAGCAATGTTGTTTGAACCAATGACACCATTAACTGCTCTAAATTTACAAAGAAAAGTTGCTGAAGTTTTAAATAATTTTGAACCAAGAATTAATTTACAACAAGTTTTAGCAAGTCCTGATTTAGATAGAAATAGTTATGCGTTAAAAATTATGTTTTATGTTATTGGATCAAATCAACCAGTAGAAGTAGAAACATTTTTAGAAAGATTAAGATAAAATGGCAAGTAATAAATTCGTAGTATCAGATTTAGATTTTGACACAATAAAATCAAATTTAAAAGCATTCTTACAAGATCAACCAGAGTTTTCAGATTATAATTTTGAAGGTTCAGGTTTTGCTGTCTTATTAGACACATTAGCATACAACACACACTATCTAGGATTTAATGCTAATATGGTTGCAAATGAAATGTACCTTGACTCTGCTGATGTTAGAAAAAATGTAGTATCATTAGCAAAGATGTTAGGATATACTCCTTCTTCAGCAAAATCTCCAACTGCTGTTGTTGATATAACATTAAACAATGCTACTGGTTCTTCAGTTACTATGGATAAAGGAACATCTTTTTCAGCAACAATAGATAATACAGATTATAATTTTGTAACTAATGAAGATATAGCAATGACACCTGCTGATGGTGTTTATAAATTTTCAAATGTAACTTTATATGAAGGTACTTTAGTAAACTTTAAATATACGGTTGATAGTACAGATGTTGACCAAAGATTTATAATTCCTAATGTAAATGCTGATACATCTACTTTAAAAGTAACCGTACAAACTTCTATTAGTGATACAACACAAGAAGTTTATACATTAGCATCAGGATTAAAATCTTTAGACGACACATCAAAGGCATATTTTTTATCAGAAACAGATACAGGTAAATTTGAAGTTTACTTTGGAGATGGTATATTAGGTAAAAAATTAGCAGATGGTAACATTGTAATTTTAGAATACATAGTTTCAAATTTATCAGACGCAAACGGTACGGCAAATTTTACAGCAAAAGGTTCAGTAGGTGGATTTTCAGATGTAACCGTTGTAACTAAATCATCAGCACAAGGTGGTTCTGATCCTGAATCAAAAGAGTCAATTAGATTTAATGCACCTTTACAATATACATCACAAGACAGAGCAGTTACAACAACTGATTATGAAACTTTAGTTAAATCAATTTATCCTAATGCAACTTCTATAAGTGCTTGGGGTGGTGAAGATGATGAAACACCTGTTTATGGTGTTGTTAAGATTGCAGTCAAAGGTCAGTCAGGTGTCCCTTTAACAAACGCTACAAAATTAGATATAGTAACAAAATTAAAATCTTATAATGTTGCTTCAGTTAGACCAGAAATAGTTGACCCAATTATAACTTCAGTAATATTAGTTGTCAATGCTAAGTATGATAAAAAATCAACTGCTAAAACAGCAGACACTTTAAAGTCAGAAATTATAGACGCAATAACAGATTACAATACAAATACTTTAACAGCATTTGATGGTGTGTTTAGATACTCTAAACTTATGGGTATAATTGATAATGTAGATAATTCTATTTTATCAAACATCACAACCGTTAAGGTTAGAAAAACTTTTACACCAACTTTAAGTTCATCTACAAAATACGATATTTACTTTAGAAACGCAATTTACAATCCACATTCAGGACACGAATCAGTTTTATCATCTAGTGGATTTAAAATATCTGGTAATAATAATGAAATGTTTTTAGATGATGATGGACAAGGTAATGTTAGACTTTTTTATCTTGTTAGTGGTATAAAAACGGTACAAAATGCTACACAAGGTACAATTGATTATGCAACAGGACAAATTACTCTTAATTCTTTAGATGTTGCCTCTATTTCTAATATTAGAGGTTCTGCTTCTAGTGTAGTTGAGATAACCGTTTCTCCTAATTCAAATGATGTTGTTCCTGTAAGAGATCAAATTTTAGAAATAGATATTGAAAATTCAATTGTAAATGTTTCTGAAGATACTTTTGTCGGCGGTTCTTCCGAGGCAGGAGTAGGATATACTACAAGTTCTAGTTACTAAACACTATGGCAAAGTTTAACGACAAAATTTCTACGCTTATTAGTAGTCAATTACCTGATTTCGTAGTTGATGACCATCCTCAGTTCGTTCAATTTTTAAAAACTTATTATCAATTTATGGAATCTGCTATGTTGCAGGTTACAAGTATTGAAAATACCGATGGTATAACTTTAGAAAACGAAACAGGTTTATCTGATAATTTATTATTAGACGGTTCAAAAATAACTTCAGAAAAAACACAATCAGACGCTGGTGATAAAATAATTTACGAAGATACCGTATTTGGTAAATTTACAATAGGCGAAACAATAACAGGTCTTGTATCAAAGGCAACTGCAAAAGTTCTTGCTGAAGATTTAACAAATGGTAAACTTTATATATCAGCACAAGACAAATTTCATAAAGATGAAATTATAGTAGGTAATGATTCAAATGCTCAAGCAGTAATTAATGATTATCGTCCTAATCCTGTATCAACGGTTCAGGATTTAACAAACTTTAGAGATCCTGACAAAGTTATATCAAACTTCTTAACAAAATTTAGAGATGAGTTTCTAAAAACAATACCTGAAAAATTAGCAAATGGATTAGACAAAAGAAATTTAATTAAAAATATTAAATCAATGTACCGATTAAAAGGTACACAAGCAGGACACGAATTATTTTTTAGAATATTATTTAATCAAGTATCAGAAACATTTTATCCTAGAACACAAATGTTGCGTGTATCAGACGGACAATGGGACACACAAAAAGTTTTAAGAGCAATAGCAACGATTGGTGATACAACTAATTTAGTTGGTAGAGAAATTAAAGGTCAAACAACAGGTGCAACTGCTATTATTGAATCAATTAAGAAATTTGTTATTGCAAATAAAGAAGTTTCTGAATTTGTACTTAACACAAACTCAATGACAGGTACTTTTCAAATAGGAGAAGAAATAACTGGTACTGCTAGTGATACAGATGACTTTTTCATAAAAGCAGATATTACAGGTATACCTGGAACAAAAACAATTACAAATGATGGTAACTTATATGCTACTGGCGATTTCTTAACCGTATCAGGTGGTGGTGTAGGTGCTGATATTGCTATTAGTGCTATAGGTTCAGGATCAGTATCAGAAATTGTTATTGACAATCCAGGAACAGGTTATTCAGTAGGAGATAAATTAGTTTTTGATAATACAGGAACAGAAGGTGTTAATGCAGAAGGATTTGTTTCTGTTGTTAATGGTGGTATTGCAGGTGAAGATGGAACAGGTGCTGAACATATTTTAATGGAAGATGAAACTGGTGTATTCTTACTAGAAGATGATACAGTTCCAGAAACAAGAGAATACTTCGTGACCGAAAGGTCAGTAGAACTAGACAATCCTTTCATCTATATGGAAGATAATTCTAGAATAATTACAGAAGACGGTGATGCTTTCGTAAAAGAAGACTCAGGAGAAAGTGTGCATACATTTGTGCCACTAGGCCCTACTTTAAGAAGTCTAAATAAGATTGCATTCCAAAATTGTTATAAGATTTCTTATTACATTTTAGATGAGACTTCTGATACAAACGATGAAGATAAAATTCTGTTAGAAGATGGCATTAGTGCTGTCTTATCAGAGACTTCTGTATCAGAAGGATTAAGTATTAACCAGATGAATGAGCAACTCGGCACTTTCTATATCGATGATTTAGACGAAAAACAGAGACAAAGAACAAAT